TTTTGATCTTCTTTTGTCCCTTGTCAATGCGGTCAATGTACCAGTAGATGACATATTCACAGCCATCATCTGTGTCTTTGGCTCTGACTTCCACAACACCAATGCCATCAGCGCACTGGAAAGCTGTCTTGTTTTCCGCATTCTTGTATGCGTACATGTAATCAAAGCCCTTGGCAGAAGCACCTGTCAGCAGTTCATACAGTTCTGCTGTGAAGTCTTCATTTTCATTGAAGTAGCTGTCCAAGTGCGTCTGTAGTTCAGGCGTATCAGACTTGATAAATGCTTCCTTGCCGGACAAAGTGTATTGCACCTTCTGATCCACCAATTCTGTCAGGAACGGATGGGAAATCTTGATATTACTTCTGGTCTTGTCTTCCCTCAGTACACCGTCAGCATCGTAATAGAACAGCCTGTAATTTCTAATATCATGATCGCCTTCATAATAGGCTTGTCCTTGCTTTGCAAGCTGCTTCTTTGTGCTTGCACTGTCTTCCTGTATCAGGCGCAGGATTTCCGCTTCAGTGAGCAATAATCATCACCTCTCATGTTTCAATCGTGCCAGTTGTGTCAGTGTATGTTCCTGCTTCCACTGTTTGCAGTGTGGTATCCAGCCAGTAAGATGCAATGGGAAGGTATTCACCAGCTACAAAATCCCTTCCACGAAGATGGATGCCGTTTTCGTACACATCCACCACATAGCCTTCAGAGCCAGCATAGACTGTTTCAGCCGTGCCATCACCGTTTGCATCATCCCTTGGTACAGCCAAAGAGGGAATATGCACACTGTGGTAGCTGTCAGAATAGCTGTAATTGGCATACTCCGCATTGCTTGTCTGCAAGGCAAAGCGCATGTGCGAATGACCGTGAAGCCAGATCACATTTTTGTAGTGCTTCATCAGGCTTTCAAATGCAAGGCATTCAGCCGTATCATGCCAGCACCAGTTGGAATACACACCGCCAGCGTTACCGCAAGTCTTTTCCTTTACAACGCCAGGGAAAATGTGCTGGAATACAAAGCACCGTTTGTTTCTGTTGGCTTCCAGCGTTGCATACAGCCATTGCAGTTCGCCATCTGCAAACACAACGCCATTGGAATACATTTCGCCGCCAATCGTACCAACCATGATGAACACATCATTACCATATGGGAAAGAGTAGTAAAGCGAATGCCCTGTATAGGTTGCAATCCTGCCTTCCACATTCTCTGTCATGCCTTCATGGTTTCCGGCAATGGCATATACTGGCGTATTTGCCGAATAAGAATCCACAATGCCTTTGTACTGCGCAAGCTGTTCATTGGAGCCAAGCCCTGTCAGATCACCGCAGATACAGGTGAAATTTACACCTTCATTGTCAGTGAGAAAGGACAGCGCATGCTGGAAATCTTCCACCGCTGTATCATATCCGATATGCACATCAGACAGAGCGCCAAAGGAATACTGTTTAGCGCCAGTCTTTGGAAGCGCAAGGCTTCCGAGTGGGATTGCTCCCACTTTGTTGCCCTGTGCATTGTATACGCCGATGCGTCTTGCGCCCTGCGGCGCTACGTTCTGCGGAATGAAATCTTCATACCGTGCCATGATTTCACCCCCTTATTCGATAGGTTCATTAATTGTAATGATAGAATCAGCACCAAGGTAAGTTGTATTGAAACGAATCCACCTATCTGCCCCAGTGGAGGTATTCGTTGCCGTCATGCTGACAATGTTGCCATCCGTATCCCACTGTGCATTCAGATAGTTAATCATGGCACTACTATCCATTGTGTTAGAAGATGTTGTACTCAAAGAAGTAAAGATATATGCGTGACAGCCATTAGACGCGCCAGCATCCTTATTCATACCAACATTCTTAAAGTACAATGTGTCGTTATCTTTACACTTGATATAACCAGTGACATAACGGCCACTCGCTGCCGTGTCTCCGCCAGAACTGCTGCTGTATCGGTAGCCTTCACGATAGCCCAAGCCACCGTTGTACGGATTGCCGTTCACATCAGTAGACAGCGGGAGAACGTTGGTATAAGTAGGCGTAGGCGTATTGAGCGCCGCAAGCACCTGCTGGATGATGTATTCCTTGTCCGCATCTGTCCAATAGTCAACGCCACGAACTGGAGTATAACCAGCAGCACCAGTTGCGCCTGTAGCCCCTGTATCGCCCTTGTCACCCTTCGCACCAGCAGCGCCAGTATCACCTTTAGCGCCTTTCAGATTCTTGAATGCAAAGGTGAAGCTTCTTGCCAGTTCAGTACCGCCAGTGGTAACAGTCACGCTGGGTGTGCCAGTGTTTGCATCCACAGTAGCCGTTGCGCCAGTGATCGTTGCGCTTGCACCGTCTGCGCCATCTGCACCAGCAGCGCCAGCCGCACCAGCAGCACCACGGATGGAAGTTCTTGCACCACAGTACACATAGCTGGCATCTACATAGCCAACAGGATACTGATAGTAGGAATACTGAAGCACATCACCCACAATTACTTCGTTTACCTTGGATTGCGTCTTGACAGTGCTTAGTGCAATTCTGTATGTGGGAGTAAAGCCGCCTGTTGCAGTGGTATAGCTGGAAGGCGCTGTGGTAATCTTCAGAATGCCTGTGCCACGCTGAATATCAATGCCGATGTTATCTCTTGCTTGCTGTTGCTGGGCATCTGTAAGCGTCTGTGCAGTGTACAGAACAGCCGTTGTAGGCGCTACGCCTGTAATGGTAGAGCCATCAGCAGCGTGAGCCGTGACACCCTCTGCAAGGGTGTCAGCGGTCACGGTATCATTTGTCAGGTCAATCAGGGTTTCTTCGCCGTTCGTGGTATTCATAATCACTTTATTTACAGCCACGATCTGCCCCTCCTTTTAACCGATGGTTACAGTCTTACCACCAGCAGCGTTGTCACTTTCTACATAGGGAATTGCTGCCACAGTCACCTGCGACAGGTAATTGTATTCAGCGTCAGGAATGATTACCTGTTCTTCCGTGCTGGGTGTTACAGTCTTAGCCTGGGGCTTCGCGCCTTCCGTGCCGGACATCGTACCTTCAACGCCCAGGATGGTCACACCATCACGGATGTTGGTAGGAATCAGCTTGGCCTGTTCTGTGCTGCTGATGCTCACCTTACCGCTGCCATCATGATAGCCCTGCGGAACAGTGTATACGCCAGCCTTGGTGTTGATTGTACCAGTCACGGCGCCGTTGTTCTTCATCGTACCAGTGATCTTGGAGCCACGAACATATGCCGTTTTGCCCGTCAGAATTTCAGCAACAGCAGCGGTAGCATCCTGCGTATCGCTGTCATAGGTACAAGTACCAGTGATGACAGCACCGCTTTTGTCATGGGCAGTTACGCCCTTCTGAAGCTGATCCGCAGTGACGGTATCCGAAGTCAGGTCAATCAGTGTATTGCCGCCGTAAATTACCTTGTTAATAGCCATAGGTTATACCTCCGATCCGATATAGACGGTTTCACCGTCAGAGTTATTGCTTGTTTCAAAATAGGGAATAGCCTTGATCTCCATGTCATCTGTCATGTACTTCTGGGCTGTTGGAATTGTCTGTGCTTCTACCTTTGGCGTGATTTGATATTCGCCTGTGAAAGGCACTCTATCTTCACGCACAGTGACCTTCTGAAGGTCTGCAAACGCAGTGTCCATGCTAACGGTGCTGCTATTGAACTTAGCATTGATACCGACCTTGCTTTCATGGAACTGAACCCTAATCAGCATCAGATCACCCCATCTTTGAGGATGCGTTCTGTGTTCACCTTAATGATCTGTGATGCAATGGCTTCACCTTCAAGTGTTTTAGCCCTGATCTGAATTTCAGTCATGCAGTCACATTGCAGCTTCAGTGTTTCTTCCTGTGTCAGCCGTACAGACAGCTTGTTTTCATTGCACTGGCAATCCTTAAGCGCCTTATCAATGATAATTTCTTCATTCTGCGACAGGGTGACAAAGGCTTCAGAAAGCTGGCCTGTATCGAATGGAATTACAAATTCCAGTGTGGGTGTAGTACCTCTAATCATGTTTGTTCTTCCTTTCCACAGGACTTATGCAATCGGCTCATTGATCTTGATAACAGAATCAGCGCCAAGGTAAGTGGTGTTAAAGCGCACATATACATCTGCACCAGAAGGAGCGTTAGTCACCTTTACGCTCACAATATTGCCGGAAGCATCCCATTGCGCA